GGATGGTGGTGCATATGGTGACTCAATCAATGTGGTTGTTAATTCATTGACTTCGTTTGATTCTAACTATGTTGCTACTTACCACCCTTGGTGTAAAATTCTTGATACCGATAAGAACAAACCAGTCTGGGTTCCGCCAAGTGTTGTACTTCCTGGTGTAATTGCATTTAGTGATTCAGTAGGTGCTGAATGGTACGCTCCTGCCGGTTTAAATCGTGGTGGACTTCCAAACGTAATTGAAGTTGAGACTCGTTTAACTCACGATGAGAGAGATACTCTATATACAAATAGAATCAACCCAATTGCTACGTTCCCAGCACAAGGTGTGACTGTATTCGGTCAAAAGACACTTCAAGCTAGACCATCCGCTTTGGATAGAATCAATGTTCGTAGATTGTTAATCGCAGTGAAGAAATACATCGCATCTTCAACAAGATACTTGGTATTCGAAAACAACACCGCTGCTACAAGAAACCGCTTCTTGTCAATCGTGAACCCATACTTGGAATCAATCCAACAAAGAAATGGTTTGTACGCATTCCGTGTGGTAATGGATGATTCAAATAACACACCGGATGTGATTGATAGAAACATTATGGTAGGGGAAATTTACTTACAACCAGCCAAGACTGCTGAATTCATTGTACTTGATTTCAACATTCTTCCAACTGGCGCTGCATTCCCAGAGGCATAAATTAGAGAAACGACTATTTATTAGAAAGACAATAGGAGATATAAATGGCACAATTACTTGACCCAAATGAAATTATGTTCACCAACTTTGAACCTAAAATGTCCAATAGGTTCATTATGTATGTGGAAGGAATTCCAGCATACTTGGTGAAAACGGCTGCCAGACCTGAAATCCAAAATGGTAAAGTGACTATTGACCATATCAACACTCGTAGATATGTAAAAGGTCGTTCTGAATGGCAAGACCTTTCAGTAACTCTTTACGACCCAGTAGTTCCATCTGCTGCACAAGCAGTAATGGAGTGGGTACGTTTACACCACGAATCAGTAACAGGCCGTGATGGTTATTCTGACTTCTACAAAAAAGAAATCGTATTCAACAGTTTGGGTCCTGTTGGTGATAAAGTAGAAGAGTGGACATTGAAAGGTGCTTTTGTACAATCAGCTAAATTCTCTGATATGGATTACGCTGGTGAAGATTTGGCAACAGTAGAATTGACACTTACTTACGATTACGCTATCTTACAATACTAAAATACGGATTGTAATAATAATTGAAAAATGATAACCCCACTTCGGTGGGGTTTTCTATTAAATTGAGTATATTTATTTGAGGTTAACCAATTTATTAAACAAAGGAGATATCTATGGCTATTCACGCAATCAAAAGAATCGAAGACAACATCGTAGTATACGTTAATGGTGGTACTATTGTTGATTCTTCTACTGAAAACCACTTGACATTCCAAGAAGCTACTGCAGAGTGGGGTCTTGATGTAGATGGTTGGGACAAAGCAAAGTTTACATCAGTTGAATTGGCAGATGAATATGAGTTTCCAGAAGGTTTCGCATGTGATGAAACTTGGAATCTTGTAGGAACTACAATGACCAAAGTAGGGTAATTAAAAAACCTTAAAAAAGACCCTCACCAATCGGTGGGGGTTTTTTGTATTATAAATCTTTGACTTCCATATTTATATGTGGTTAACCAAAAATATAACAAGGAAAGTTATGGCAGATTTACAAGATGATTACAAACTATCCGATAAGGATGTTGCTGAAAAGTTGAGAGCTCAACACGAGGTTCAACAAGTTCGTGATTACAAATTCCCAACTGAAATTATTGACCTACCATCAAGAGGATTAATTTATCCAACAGATAACCCACTTTCAAGTGGTAAGGTAGAAATGAAATATATGACTGCAAAAGAAGAGGACATCCTCACAACACAATCATATATTAAAGATGGTTCGGTACTTGACCGACTATTCCAATCCCTAATCGTATCTAATGGTGAAGGTGTTGCTATTAAATACGTTGATTTAGTAGTTGGTGATAAAAACGCAATTATGATTGCTGCACGTGTTTTGGGTTATGGTAAAGACTATGAAGTTGAAGTAACCGACCCATTCACAGGTAACAAACAAAAAGAAACTATTGACCTTACTCAATTCGAGAATAAAGAATACGATGGTTCAGCACAAATTGCACCAAATGTTAATGAATTTCAATACACACTTCCACGTTCTAACCGAGAAATCACCTTTATGGGTATGACTGAATCGAAGGAACGTAGGGTAAAACATCAAGTTGAGGAACTCAAAAAGGCAAATCGTAAATTAAAAGATGAGACCTCAAGAGAATTAACAACTCGTTTAAAAACTATGATTCTTTCAGTAGATGGTGAAACTGAACAAAATGTAATTAATCACTTTGTTGATAATGAGTTGTTTGCAGTAGATTCAAAAGCACTTCGTGACTATATTTCACAAACTCTTCCTGATATTGACCTTACTTGGGAATTTATTTCAGAGGAGACAGGCGAAAGGAGGGAGATGTCCTTGCCAATGGACACGAGCTTTTTTTGGCCTAACTCTTGATTATAGAAAGCATCTTCACTCTCACATTTTTGATTTGATTTATCACGGAAATGGTGGGTTTACATTCTCCGATGTTTACAATATGCCTGTTTGGGCACGAAAGTTCTATATTAACAAGATTATAGAATTTAAACAAGAAGAGAAGAAGATTCACGATACTGAATCAGCTAAAATACGTGCTAAAACACGAAGATAATGAAAGGCCCAACTTAAAGTTGGGTTTTTCTATATTTATACAATATGGAGAACTTATGAAAAAGAGTCAACTTAAACAAATTAGGGAAAACGAAGAACTCCGTGAGGGATTAGTCGACATTATTCTTAAAAAGATTGCTAACAAAAAAATCAAAGCAAACAAAAAAGATATGATGGATATCCTCAAGGGAATCTATGGTTCAGAAGACAAAATACCTGATTGGAGAAAAGACCGATTGGGTCTTTAATTAAGGAGTTCAAATGGCTGAAAAGTCTGGAGCAGATTACGAGAAAGAATTAAGAAGCGCAAACGACTATGCTAGAAATCTAGCAAAGGAGTTTATGGAGCTGGATGGTATATCGGAGTCAACCCGAAAAAAAATGGCTGCGATGTCCCTCGAAATGAAGGGGCAGGCTGACATTGGCGACCAACTAAATACACTTATTGCTCAACGACAAAAATTCATTGAAGATGAAATAGCCGCAGGTCATACTATTAGTAAAGCCGCATTAAGTAGACTTGATAGCGAAATAAAATTACTTGAAAAAGCAAAAACTCAAAAGGATTTACAAGAGGAACTAAAAGATAATCTAAAAGATTCAGTTGGTTTAAATAATGAGTTTGTAAAAGCATTAACGAAGGGTGGTATTGTTGCTCTTGGATTATTGGTTCTGGCCAAAGTAGTAACATTCTTTACCGATGCAGTTAAACGTGGCATAGAACTTAACAAAACTTTAGGTTTAAATGTAAAGAATGCTGCTGTATTTGAAGGTAACTTACAACGTGCACGGCTATCAGTAGATGGTATGAAGCATGGTATGGATGCACTTACCAAATCAGCCGAAGAATTAGTAAAACAAACAGGTAACATTAATCTATCACCTGATTTGATTGCAAACGCAACTGAAATTTCAGGGCTTCTTGGTGATGATACATTAGGTGTGTCTCTTACAAGAAGTATTGAAAATGCAGGTGTAAACTCTGGCGAGTTAGCTGATAAGGTCAAAGACATGGCCAACGCATTGGGGGTTGATGCAACCTCTGGAATGGAAATGTTGGCGTCCAATCAAGGTATTCTTAATAGTATGACTGAAGAGCAGATGTTAAATCGTGCTAAAGAAGGTTTGATGATTAAGAAAATGGGTCTTGATGTTAAAAAGATGAATGACCTTGCATCTGAACGATTGGATATTGAATCCTCACTTCGTGCAGAAATGAAACTTCAGATGTTCTCTGGTCAACAATTAAATATGCAAGCCCTTCGAGAGGCAAAGGCAAGAGGTGATGCTGCTGGTATCGCAATGGAAACTAAAAAGTTGATAGATACGTTGGGGCCTGCTTATGAAAGTAACGCCCAACTTCAACGTATTATTGCAGATGAAACAGGATTCACCAAAGATGAAATTCAGAATGTTCTTAATGCTACCGAAGAACAAAAGAAACTTGATGAAGAGTTGTTGGAGCTTAGAAAACAAATGCCAGAAGCAACATTGGAAGATTTGGATGCTCAAAAGCAACAAGAAGCACAAACTGCTGCTACAATTTCTACCGTAGGTCAATGGGCTCTTGGTCTTGGCGCCGTAGCCGCCGCCTATCTTTTAATAAAAAAGTTTGGTGGTGGTTTAGGAAAACTAATGGGTGGTAAGGGTGGAAACCCGATTGCAAACTTTGTTAAAGGGTTTGGTAATAAAAAAGTCCTTATGGGTGCTGCCGCAATGGCATTAGTTGCCGGGTCACTATTCATATTTGGTGCAGCCGTAAAACAATTTATGGAAGTATCGTGGGATGCAGTTGGTATGGCAGTTGTATCTATGTTAGCACTCGTTGGAGCACTTGCATTAGTGGGTGCTATTATGATGAGTGGTGTTGGTGCTGTCGCAATCCTTGCTGGTGCTGCTGCAATGTTAGTAATCGCAGCCGCATTGTTAGTTCTTGGTCTTGCAATTCAAGAAATCGCCAAAGGATTTGGAATGATGGGTGAGCTTGGTAGCCAATTAATTGCATTAGTAATGATTGCTCCAGGTCTTATTGCACTTGCTGGCGTCTTTGCTCTATTGGGAGCATCTATGATACCATTTGCTATGGGACTTGCATTTATTACACCATTCCTTCCTACATTATTGATTTTAGGTGCTATGTTACCATTAATTGCAGGTGCTCTTGGATTTGGTGGTGAAGGTGAATCAGAAGGTGCCGGTGGTGGTGTTAGTTCAGACCCATTATTGGATGAAATTAAAGGACTCCGTAGAGATATTCAGTCACAACCTGTTCAGATTGTTATTGATGATAAAGTGGTGTCTCAAATGAATAAAAAGAATGTAAGAATGCAATCTTATAGAGATGGATTTAAGTAAATGGCATTAAAAGATTTAAAATCAGACTTGTCTAAATTTAGAAGACCCGTTGAAAACCCACTTGTAGAAAAACCACGAGTGAATATTCCAAAATCTTCTAATCAGACCCCATTATCTCAATTTGTGGGTAATACTCCTGATGCGCCAAAGTCTCAAACAACAACCCCTAAACAAGGTGTGACTCCAACAAAGTTTGATAACTCACCAAACTATTTGGGAGAAACATCGCCAAGTCAGTTTGATAACTCATCAAACTATTTGGGAGAAACTACTACAAAACGAATGTCTTTAGAAGAAAGATTCTTGGGACAAACTGAAACAACATTAGTTCAACAAGGGGATAAATTCAAAGGTGAAACCGAAACGGCAAATATTACTCAAGGAGATAGATTTAAGGGTGAAACGACTCCTGAAGACTACTCCAATGCCGAAAAGTTCAAAGGAGAAACCACACCAACAGAACTAAAATTTACACAACAATTTTTAGGTGAAACAACACCAAAGCCAAGCAATGTTTCAGAAAAGTTTTTGGGTGAAACTAACCCAACCAAGATGAATTTAGAAGCAAGGTTCTTGGGAGAGACTGATATGCCGGATATGGTATTAGAAAGTCCATTTAAAGGTGAGACCACTCCAACTAAAATGAATTTGGAAGCTGGATTTTTAGGTGAAACGACCCCAAGTACCTTTACATTTGACCCCAATCTACAAACCCAAGCAAAAGACCCTCAATTTGTTGACTTTATTACAAATGATGATGCACGTGGATTTTCACCATTCCAACAACCAAAGAATAATTCTACTTTTGTTGGAGTAGACCCATCTCAAACTCAATTCGAGGGAGTTACCCCAATAACAGGTCAGTTTGTAATCAGTCAGTACAATGTATCAAAGCAAAATGATAGTGGATTGGGTAAATCATATACTGATAATAGGTTAAACGAACTATATAATCGGTATAATCTAAAAGAAGATTCTTACAACTCATCAGTCTTCAAACAACCATTTATTTTGAGTGGTATTCAGAAAACAAATGGTGAGCCGGAACGAGTTGGTATAGGTTCGTTTTCATTCATCAGAGGGGGTGCTATTACATCCACGGCTAGAGCTGTAATTGACGCAGTAAGAGTGGGACAATTCCTTTTAACCCCTCGTGGTTTAATTTGGTCTTTGAAACAAGTAGGTATGCAGAGAAGCCAAACATATGGTAAAAAATGGACTCCAATTAATCTACTTTCTAATATAGCAACCCAACATCTTGGTTTACGATTTGATAGACCTGGTGTTAAACCTATTGGTGATGAGACTTGGAAGTATAACCCAAATGCATCTATAAATGAAAGCCCATTGTTAAACACATATAATACATTTACATTGGGTGGTATAGGTATAGAGTCCGATATTTGGGTATTTAAGGCCCAAACCGGAGGACCTGACTCATTCTATGGTATTGGTGCTAGCGCTCACACAAGAACCATAAATACTTTTACAAATTACAAAAGTGACTCTGTATTACCATTACCTACCATAAACGATTATGAAGGTATTTCATATGGTACAATTTCAAAAATTGCAAATGGTAACGCACCATCAAAATACAAAGGTGATTTTAGAAATCTAAAAGATGCATCAATCCAAAAATCAGATTACACTCAAACAAATCGTAATAAAACTTATGGTTTGCCTGAAACATTTAAGACAAATGCTGAAAGAATCAGGCCGAGTAATTTTAGAGCAAGAACGGATAGTGTATACAACTCTGTATTTAATGCTAAATTACAAAATGATTTTGTACACCTATTCTTCGCATATGATACTGATGCTGGTACTCAAGACTCCGGTAAGATAATTCAATTCCGTTCTACAATCAATGGTGTAACTGAAACATTCTCACCAAGTTGGAATGGTATCAAATA